GTACTGTTATTATAAATTAAATCTTCGAGATTTATTACATTTCCTTCATCGTCCATCACGTTGGCCACAATGCTCTGCACTATACCTAATTTTTTAACCTTAGCAGGCGGTGATATAAACACAGGCATTTCAAAGTCCATGCTGCAGATGTCTATGTCGCTTTCTGCTCCTTGTGGTATGGTTCTGCTGGAAAAATTAGTGCCGGTAAGATACATGGCGCTAAGGCTGGTCCAGTCTATGTAGTTGTCTGTGGTTTGAAGTTCTAGACTAGGATTAAACAATACCAGTATCTGTTCCAGCAACTGTAGTTTTTGATCTGTGTTAGAAGTCCATAGATCTGCTTTCATGGTCAATTTAAACGGCGTAGGCATTAATCGTTCTACTGTATAGCTGCCGCCTTGTGCACCGGTGTATTCTCTAGTGCCGCTGGCGTCTGTGAATCTGCGTTCTCGTATATGTATCTTTGAAATAAATGTAGGATCACTGAGTCTGTTGGTATCCATTTCAAGACCTGTGATATAACAGGCTATCCTTGGCACTGTAGGCATTTTATTTTCTGAGTTATCTTTGATAATGCTGGCCACCTGCCTAGTCAAGTCTCCGTACATCACCGGAATCTGTCGTTGATCACCGTCGCCTGCTTGATACTTGAATCCAATAAACACACGCATGAACTGTGTGACATAGCGTCTTATCTGGCCGTCGTAGTGAAAATCCATTATAGGTCTGCCTCAGGTCTAAGAGCCTTGCTGAGACTCTGCTTTTCTTTGACTGTGTGTCCGTCAATGGTTCTCACAGTAGTGTTATTAATGAATGTAGATTTTTGTGTCTTTCTCACATCCTTGCCAGCAAACGGTTCACCAGCAGCAACATCACTGGCTCCGAGATTGCTCATGGTCATGCGTACATTGTCTTCGAACTTGCGCCATCTTAGGCCATCGAATCTAAACAGTCTATTAGGAAGATAATCTGTGCGTAGTGCAAACTGTCCGTTGACAGGATTGGCCGGGAATGAAATGCCTGCGGTAAATGGGGCCCCGTTAGGAGGTACACCGTCTTTGGTTAGATACCCTTCGTAGCCATCTCCGTCTGTTGGTAGTATCACTGAGCTGGCAGTCTGTCCAACATATATAGCATTACCATCCGTGTCATATAGTAGATTACCTGCTTCGTCGGTGGCCTGTGTTTGTGCATCTACTGTTACAGATCCTGCATCCACAGTGGCTAATTCAACTATTCCGTCAACGTTTCTCTGCAAGGTATAATACTTACTGGTATCGTAGCCGCTGCGTGGCACATCTGCTTCTGCTTGATCCAACACAGCAGCAGTGATCTGCATTTCTTTTTCATAGGTGCTGACAACATCTCTCAATGTGTCGGCCAGTGCGTAGTAGGTATTGTTAGGTGGAGCTACTCCTGTGACTTCCTGTATGACCTGATATTTTTTACCGTTAGCTGCTAGTACTATATCACCGGGATAGTATGTGATGCCTGCGTTATAAGTGCCCTGATAAGCATCGCTGTCAGCAATGCCATCTAGAATCTGTTTGAATTCTTGACTGTCTACTAATGGTTTGCACTTGGCACGATATAAATGCGGGTACCATGTGGCTGAAAATCCCTCTGCTGCTCTACTAACTTCTTCTATCACGAAGAAACGTTTCAGGGCAAACGTCAAATCATTCAAAGCATATTCATCTTTGAGATGCGGCAGTTCTATCACGTCGCCTGCTATGATTTTACGACCTAGTTTTTCCACAGTGTCTGTGATGTGGAACGTAATAAAGATTGTGTCATTCTGTAGAAATAGTCCAAACTGGCTGAGGTTGAAGTCTATGTCACTGATGTTATAAACACCTCTCATCACATACACATCGGGATCGTACTTGCGATCTCTGTTTTCTAAAAACAATAGATCCTGTATGTTTGCCACATTATCAGTGGCGTATGTAGGGGTACTGGGAGTGTCACCTTGTATTGCAGCTCCTGTGCCTATGTATCTGTGAACCAACACATCTGTTCCGCCAACCTGAAACATTTCCCAAGCGGATCTATCGATAAAGCGGAAATCGTTGCCCTTTTCGGGACGGTATAAACTGAGTCTTGGCATAGTCATATATTTACCGCTACGATAAATACTTGTATGAGCACATCAGATCAAGCCAAAAACTCTGTTTACAACTACTGCAAAGCCATGCTAGGCGATGGTATGGTAGATGTAGAATTAGATCCCATACACTACGACACCGCACTTAACCGTGCTCTAGCAGTTTTCCGCCAGCGCAGCGATAACGCTGTGGAGGAAAGCTATGCGTTTTTAACCCTAACTGAAAGTACTAACGAGTATATACTACCTAAAGAAATACAACAGGTACGTCAGATATTCCGTAGATCAGTAGGATCGAGAACTGGTAACGGCACAGGCGGCACAGTATTTGAGCCATTTAATCTAGCCTACGCTAACACCTATTTGTTAAGCTCAACTAACATGGGTGGATTGCTGACCTATGAACTGTTTAGTCAGTATCAAGAATTAGTGGGCAAGATGTTTGGGTCGTTTATTAATTTTACCTGGCATCCACAAAGTCATAAAATTATCATACATCAACGTCCTCGAGGTGAGGAATCAGTGATGCTGCAAGTCTACAATTCTAAACCAGATTTTGCCATTATAGATGATGTGTATTCAGGACAATGGATTAAGGATTATGCTCTAGCCAACTGCAAAATGATGCTAGGACAGGCCCGAAGCAAGTTTGGACAGATCGCAGGACCGCAGGGTGGTACACAACTCAACGGCACAGCACTGATCACAGAGGCTCAAACCGAAATGGAAAAGCTAATGGAAGACCTCAAAACTGGTATTACTACTCAGGGATGGGGTTGGATAACCGGTTGACCTTATAACTAATCTATATTATAATTGTTCTAAAGGGGACAATTTATGATCATAGGTGTATGCGGTTTTATAGGCTCGGGCAAAGATACCGTAGCCGACTATCTAGTTAATTTTCACGAATTTCGCAGAGAAAGTTTTGCTTCAACACTCAAAGATGCCGTGGCCAGTGTGTTTGGTTGGGATCGAACCATGCTGGAAGGGCGCACAGCACAGGCTCGAGAATGGCGGGAACAGGTAGATCCGTGGTGGGCAGAACGCTTAGACATGCCCACCCTAACTCCTAGATGGGTTCTACAATACTGGGGCACAGAAGTATGCCGTAGATCGTTTCATGACGACATATGGATCGCTTCATTGGAAAACAAACTACGCACCAGCAAAGACCACATAGTTATTTCGGACTGCCGTTTCCCCAACGAAATCAAATCAATCAAAGATGCAGGTGGGCAGATTGTTTGGGTACAGCGTGGTGAGTTGCCCGAATGGTATGCCGATGCTATCAGCGCCAATCAAGGCAACAACGTAGGTCTTAATGCCATGAAGATGCGTAAAATACATGCATCAGAGTGGGCATGGTTAGGCAGCGATTTTGACAGTATCGTTGATAACAATGGCTCTATTGATGAACTGTATGCACAGAGTGCGAATTTAGTAGTCGGCCACAAGATCGCCTTGCCGCCAAGTGATGCCCTCTTTGCCTAAAATAGCAGCACAGTTCAAGCACACGGTTTTGAGATTGTTAGGTCTGCAGTTGTTGAGATTTTCATCTATGTGGAACACACGAAACACCTCTGTGTATTGAGATCGACATCCGCATTTTTCACATACAGTCTTAGGTTTATATCCGGCACGTTGCCAACGAGGTACGTGAGTACCTGCACCGTGTGCTAAACAGATTTCACACAGTGTTCTGTAGTAGGCACGAGTATCTTTATAGTAATTAATGGCTCTAGGGCGCTGTGCGCAGGCCTTGCAGAGTGGTCGCATCTGATATTTACCCTTTTACGCCCCTTTTGTTTGGTGGCTAACTCGCTGTTTTTGGAATAGTATGCTAAATATTATGAGCAACTATTACCAGGAGAATAGGCGATATGGCACTAACATCACCAGGCGTACAAGTTACGGTAATCGACGAGAGTTTTTATAC